ACGCCGCCTACGCCGCCTACGCCGCCGCCGACGCCGCCGACGCCGCCTACGCCGCCGACGCCGCCTACGCCGCCGCCTACGCCGCCGCCTACGCCGCCTACGCCGCCGACGCCGCCTACGCCGCCTACGCCGCCTACGCCGCCGCCGACGCCGCCTACGCCGCCGACGCCGCCGACGCTCGGCTCCGGACGCGCGAGGCTTGGCGCGTGGCGCAGGCGGACAAACTCATCGAATTGCTGGAGTCCGCTCCGGTTCCTTCGAAGGAGAAAGCGGCGTGACTCTTCCGAACGGAATCATCGAGGTACACGGTCCCGAAGCCCAGAAGGTCATGGACCGGCTCGCTGCGGTTTGGGATGCGCCGGAAAGGATCGCCGCTTTTCTCCGCGACGTCGGCCGATGGGGAAGAACTTCTGCTGGCTATGAGAAGGAGCACGTCAAGTCCGGGACCGCCCCCGGACGCGAATATCACCGTGGCGCGAAGGAGGCTTACGAGCGCGTCGTCGACGCTATGCCTAAGTTCGACGTCCACACGAAAACGCCTGACGACTTTCCTCCTCAGGAAAAAATGAGCTTAGGCGAGAACCTGGCCGTGCGCAGCGCCATATCTCTCGCGATCGGATATCTGCGTGGCGATGGCGCATCGGTGAAGGCCGGAGCTCAGGCCGTTATAGACGCGCTCGAGGACGCAAACCGGTTGCTCGCAGAATACGTCGCGAAGGACGACTTTCCTCCTCTCGTCGATCCGATTCCTCCGATGCCGGATCCTCCGAGAACGGTAGCCGAGCGACCTTTTCGAACACCGAATCGAGAGAGATGTCAGGCTTTCCGCGAAGAGGACGGAAAAATCTGCGTGCTTGCGAGAGGGCATGACGGCTCTCACCGCGTCGACGACGGTCCCAAAAAATCTCCGACCCGCGAGCCCTTTTCGGACTGGTACGTCAGCCGCGAAGAGGTTCGGCTCATCTGGGATCAGTTCCTCATAAAGCAGCATGAATCGCTGTCGGGAACCCTAGCCGAGCTGCTCGAAGGGTTGCCGAAACACATCCGGCAATTCGAGCTTGCACTCGATGGCTTGTCGGCAAAAGAAATCCTCCACGAATTAGAAACCGAACCGGTAACCGAGCGGGAACGGGAATTCGCTGGCGTTGTCATGCAAATGCTCGTGCGTTATCGCCGCGGCCTTGCTGGAGGTTCGACGCTATGAGCCGCGACCAGGGCGAACTTTACGAACAGCAATCGGCCGGGCGCTTCGCGGATGTTCTCCGCGGCGGAGCGCCGGAGCCAGACTCTCCCGAAACGCGGCGGCGAGAATTTGTAAACGTCCTCCGTGTGAGCGGCGAGATGCGCGACGCGATTTTTCCAGTTCTGTTCGAGATGGTCCGCACTGCAGCCGAAGGACGGTGCATGGTTTGCGGCTGGCCGCTGGCGAAGTCCCGCGAGCAGGGATGCGTCCAGGGCGACTGCTCGTTCCGTCCGCAGTACGGAGACGAGCGCTATTCCGACTGGCGGCAACGAACAGAGATTTTGCTTTTTGCGCATTACTCGGGGTGAAGGATTTCGGCCAGACTCCAGCCCGGAGGAAGGCCGGAAACGGAGGGGCGCTTAGAGGGAAGACGAGGCGCTCCTCCGGTCGCGAAAATTTTCGGTCGGAAGGGACAATGAAAATTCCCATCGGCAAATCAGGCCCGACGACGATTTCGCTGGACGTCGACAAGCTGCTTAGCACGCGGCTGCTCGTTCAGGCGAACAGTGGCAAAGGCAAGAGCCATCTTCTACGCCGCATCGCCGAGCAGCTCTTCGGAAAAGTACCCGTCATTATCGTCGACCCAGAAGGCGAATTCGCGACGCTGCGCGAGAAGTTCGGTTACGTCCTAGTTGGAAAGGGAGGCGAGACGCCAGCGGATCCGCGATCGGCCGGCCTGGTTGCCCACAAGTTGCTAGAGCTGCGCGCCTCGGCGGTCTGCGATATTTACGAGCTAAAGCCAGCGACACGTCACCTCTGGGTTAAATCATTTCTCGACGCGATGATCGACGCGCCGAAAAATCTCTGGCATCCCTGCGTTGTCATTGTCGATGAGGCTCACGTTTTCTGTCCGGAAAAGGGAAGCGGAGAATCTGAAGCATCAGAAGCCATGATTGGCCTCGCGACACGCGGCCGAAAGCGAGGCTTCGCTAGTATCTTCGCGACCCAACGGCTCGGCAAACTCCGCAAGGACGCAGCCGCCGAACTCCTAAACATCGTGGTCGGAGGCACTTTCATCGATGTCGATCGTAAGCGCGCCGCCGACGCCCTGGGCGTCTATGGGACAGACCTGCACAAGTTCTTCGATGAAATAAAAGTCATGGAGCCTGGCTACTTCTTTGCGCTGGGCCCAGCGATCTCAGTTGATCGTGTCCTAGTCCACGTCGGCGAAGTGGCGACAACACATCCTAAGGCAGGCAGCGCGAAGCACGGAGACGAGCCGCCGCCAGCTCCGGAGGCGATTGCCAAGCTGCTTCCGAAGCTGGCGGACTTGCCGAAGGCCGCAGAAGAGAAAGCCAGGACCGAAGCCGACCTGCGCCGTGAAATTCGCGACTTGAAAAACCAGATGCGCACAGCGCCAGGTAAATCTGTCGACGTCAAAGTCGCCGACCCGAAAGCAATTGACCGCGCTGTTCGTCCGCTAAAGGCGATGTTGGAGGAAGCAATGAAGGTAATCGTCAAGGTCAACGCGATCGGATTCGACCAGGCGGGAATGAAGCCGGAGGAAGTAGCGAAGGCTTTCGAGGCGACCGCCAGGGAAATCTCCCGCATATCGAAGGCCGGTTTGGAAAAGCGAGCCGCCGAATTTGACCGTCTGAAGAGAGAGGCGAATCTTGTTCTATCTCGCCTGAAGAGTCTTCTTGAAAAAGAGGATGTTGCCGTAACGGTCGACGTCCGTCATAACCAGCCGTTCACGGTCTCGCCCGCCAGCGCCGCACCGCGCAAGCCTGTCGAATCCAATGGAGACCTGTCCCGACCGCAAATGAAAATCCTTGCGGCGTTGGCCGAATTTCAGGCGATAGGCGTCAATGAACCAAATCGTTCGATGGTCGCCTCCTGGTGCGGAGTCAAGGCCGGAACCGGTTCGTTTAAGAATTATTTGAGCGAACTGCGCGTGCGCGGGTACATCGCGGACGGTCGCGATGAACGCCTATCGCTGACTCCGGAGGGAGAACGGCACGCGCCGGAGGTTGCCTCCGTGATGTCGACGGAAGAATTGCTCCAGCGCTCCGCCTCTATTTTCGGGGCCACGCCAGCGAAGATACTTCGCCTAATTCATGCCGAACACCCGAACTTTGTCGAACGGGAGAAGCTCGGCAACGCTCTCGGCATCTCCTCAGAGACGGGAAGCTTCAAGAATTACATTTCGGAGCTCAGGACAGCGGGAATGATCGAGGACGGTCCAGACCGCAGCCTCAAGGCTGCAGACTGGCTCTTTATCGGATAGCCCATGGCAGAAACTGTCCAGGCCTTTCCGTGCAAGTTCGAACGCACGCGCTACACGGAACACTACCTGATGAAGCGCGTTACGGAGGCACAGGTTCAGAGCGATATCGTCCAGCTTCTGAACGCCTATAAGGTCGACGCGACCGCAGTCGACGCCGGCGGCCGACGCTCGCGCGGGCGCATCGTGGCCGCGGCGGCCGCGAAGGGGATCGACGCGAGTTCGCTCGGGAAAATCAAATTAGGCGGGGAGCTCCCGAAAGGTTTTTCCGACCTCGAGGCCACGCTTGCGCCGAATGGCCGCGCGCTTTACATCGAGGTCAAGGCGCCGGCCTGGCTGAATGAAAAGGGGAATATTGACGCCGCCGCCGGGAAACCTTCGGATGATCAGCTCGAGTTTCTTTTCTCGAAGTGGCGGCGCGGGGCTCTCGTCATGGTCGCCTGGTCGCAGACCGACGTCATGGATTACCTCGGCCATGCGCTGCGGGAAAACTTCCGATATCTACAGACGGAGGGCCGCCGTCGTTGAGCGCTGTTTCAAAATTCCGGTTCGTTGCCGTCCAGCCCACGCGCATCGGAGATCGAAAGAAGCTCAAAGCAGCGTCTTACCTTCTCGATTTCCTGACGGATCACCAGACGGACGCCTCTGGCCTGGTGAACTATGGCCGTCCTTTCGGCTACGCGTGGATCCGCGCGCACTGGCACGGAAATCCTGACGACCGCCCTCCGATTCGCACGCTCGAGCGCCACATGCGCCTACTAAAGACCGCAGGCTACATCGAGACGCGCACGCTCGGCTTCGGCGGCGGGATGATCGTGCGCCTGCGCTCCTCGGCTAAATGGCAGAACCAAACCGACGAGCCGGCCGAACAGATGCCGCTCTTTACCGTCCTACCTGTGCAAATAAGGAACGTAAAACCTGTGGAAAAGCGGCAGATTTCCACTGTGTCTAATTTTCACATCCCGCCAAATATGGCGGTTGTTGACCGCCAAAAATGGCGGCGTAAAGAAGTTAAAGAAAACACCGAAGAGAAATACCGTCACACGAACGAAGTCGTTCGTGTGGAAAAGAGCAAAGCCGAAATCGATGAACGAAGACGCGAGCTCCTCGATCAAGCCGAGATGCTGGCAAAGAAATTCAAAACCGCTGGTTAAGGAAAACAAAGCCCATGACTCTGGATCCCCTGTCGAATGGCATCAGCAGAAGGGTAAAGATCGCGAAAGAACTCGAGACTCGTTGGATAGATGAAGCTCGCGAGATACGACGGAAGAAAATCAAAACGCCCGAGGACGAACTCCGATTCCGTCATGATTTCGGGGAGGGGGCGGGCGTGAAAAAACTGGAGGGTCGGGATGGGAAAGCCTAAGTTTCGCAAGCAGCGCGAAGCTGGAGGTGGAGACAAGTGAGCGAGCAACTTTACGAATATCGGTGGAATCGCCCCGCTCTGCTAGGCCGCAAAGGAACACTCTGCCGAGTCCTGGTGCGCGGCAAGATGAACTCATGCAGCGTTGAATTTCTAGACGGCTTCCGCTGCGTGACAAGCAGAAACGCTTTACGCAAAGTCTCTGGTACCGGGAAAGGGATGAAATGAGCACAGCGATCTACATTGTCCATTGGCCGGGGAAAGATGTTCCGGCTTGCGAGGAGCACGCGCAAAAGATCACTTCACTAGCCCGCTTTATGGGCTTTCCTGTAAGTTCAACTCTCTGCATCGCCGAACAGCCCTGCACGAATTGCGAAAACGAAGCCAAGTCACGGAGGAGCGGGATGTTTAGCGATGTCGCTGAAAGTTAAAATTTCGAAAACGCTCTATTGCCCGCGGCATCGCGGCTTTGACCCTCGTCGCGGCGGCGAATCAGCAATCAGGGGCGGGTGTCGTGTTTGTTATGCGCTGCTCGAATTTTTGAACCAGGTGCGGGTCTTCGAAGAAAAACTGGTGGAAGCCGAAAAGATGAAGAAAGGCTAAAGTTAAAGTGTGCTACATTCCGAATTCGGGAGCTGGCTCGTTCGGCGAACGGGATCGGGCAGATACTCGGCGCAAGAGATTTGCTCACGGCTCCCCCAAGTGAGAAGGGTTACAACATAATGAGCGATGAGGAAAAACTCGCGCGGATCAAGGCGGCGCTCGAGGCGGCGGTCGACGGCTCTATGTATTTTTCTGCAGGCGATGTCCTGGACGATTCGGGGGTCCCGACGGATCGGAAAACGGTCACGATCGACGGAACGTTTTTCCTCGATCGGCTCGAGCTCTTTGGAAGTGATAAAAAGTGAGCGAGTCAGATCCCGGATTCTTCGATATCTTCGATAATTTCCCCGATTGGAAAGATGGCGGTAGGTGTGTGGAAGTTCGCACCGAAGAAGGTAGGATTGTTAGTGGCAGGCTTCGGGCAGAAGTGGAATTTAATGGGGAAGATGAGTATCCCGTTTGGTCGGTGGTGTGCGCCGACAAATCAACGCATTCGCTAGTCGACTTCAAGACAATGCGCTACGTGAGCTAAAATGCAGGGGCGGGGCATGATGCTTTTTTCGGCATAGGCCTATTGCGGATTTTTCATTTGCAAGTGTAGAATTCGATTCGACTTTCGGGCGCATGCCGGTCGCTCTCTTCCACAAACCGGCGCCCTCCTGCTGGTCATAGCAGGCCGCCATCAGTTCGGGTGGCGGAGCGTTCACTAAAAAGGCTCCTCACAATTCCACACCAAAAAGCGATTGGCATAATCGGCCGTTGCGACTCCGAACTTTCCTCTCCTCATCTCTTTTTTGGCCTTTCTCAGGTCGAACTTTTCATAAAACAAGATCGCCTGAAATGGGTGGTCGAGGGCGAAATCGCGCGCAAGACCTACCTTTGGGATGAGCGAAAACCAGCACGCCGCCGTCTCACCGGCGAATGGATTCCAATGCCTTCGCCTGCTCCACCTGATGATTGGTGCGGACCGATTTCTAACGTCCTCCAGTTCGTTTGAAAAACCGGGGGAGGGAAGGGACTCTATTTTGTATGGACGGCAAAACAAAAAATCTGATCGGCATCGTTCTTGAAGTTCTTGGATTCGCGTTGCTCGCGACAGCGATCGTCGCGGCGATCGAACATCCATTCATTATGATTTCAATTCTTCTCGGCGCTGCTCTGGTTTTCACCGCGCGCATGATTCGCGGAACGTTGAAGCTCAATCAAAACCTATAGGGGATGTGCCGAAAAATTTATTCAAGGCTTGCCAGCGTCCGGGCTGCGGAGTCGCGTGTCGAGAGCGTTTCTGCAATGAACATTCCGGCGACGCGGCGAGAATTGATTCGAGGCGACGTTTCGACTCGACTCGCGGTTCGGCTCGGGAACGCGGGTATGACGCGCGTCACGAACGATGGCGCAGGTACATCATTTCTCGCGATCCGTTCTGTAAGATTCGGCATTTCTGCGGGGGAATGTCGCTCAGCACTGAAGCCGATCACATTGTTCCAATTGAAGCGGGCGGCGCTCGTTTCGATCCGGCGAACGGCCAAGGTTCTTGCAAGCCTTGTCACTCATGGAAAACCGCAACGCAAGATTCTCGCTTCCTCGCGCGCAGCCGTGGGCGGAAACCAACTTCTTTTAGTAGGGGCGGGTCAAATCTCTAAAAGTTTTATTCTCCGGACCGACGCGCCGGCTTTACACACACACCCGCGAAATGAAAAAAGCACTATTTGCACAAACCATTCCAGAATCAATGAGTTACACAGTAGGTAAATATGGTCTCTGAAGAGCTTATTCTCAAGCTGGCGCGCGCGATAGCGAAGGCTGAAGGCTTTTACGTTCTGAATTCCGTGGGAAATCGCGCGCACAATCCCGGAAACATTACGGACGAAGGCGATGTCGGCTTCGGAACGGTCGAAACGAAAGGCCCTTTCGGCGCGAAAATCACAATCTACCCCGACGATGCCGCGGGATGGGCCGCGCTCTATAAAAAAATTCGCCGGATGCTCTCAGGGGCTTCCCACACCTACACCCTCAACTTGAGCGTCATGGAAGTCGCCCTGAAATGGTCCGGCGATCCCGATTGGGCCGCGAATGTCGCGCGAGAAATGGGCGTCGAGACGAAGACCACGCTCGCCGAGCTAGTGCATTCCGACCTCCGCGCGCAGGGCGAAGGAATGGACGCCTGATGATGCCGCAGGTCAAGCGCTTCGCGCTTTCGACCTCGGAATGGACCCCGATCGTTACGCCTATCGCTTGCAACTATTTCGCTATTTTGGGTAGCTCAGACGGGGCCGCGATGAGCCGCTGCTCAACTCCTAGCAGCGAACAGAGCTGGAGCGATTGGTATGACCTTCAAGATTACGCGCTGGTCGTTCCGCGCATGGGAGAGCGCAGGTTCGAACCAGGCGACACCGTGACATATCTCAAGGGAAAGACCCCGGGCCAATCAGCAATTGTGGAATTCATCTTGTGAGGAACCGATGAAAATCAATTTCCGGGCCATGGCAGCGGTTCTCCTGACCGCCGCCGCGATGATCTTCATACTGCAAACGCCGTCGAGCGGGCAGCTGCAGTCTTCCGGCGGGACTGGCAACATTACCTCGATCGGCGGCAGTGCCGTTTCGCTCGGGGCGAAGACTAGCGCAAATTCGTTTCCTGTTGTCATCGCCTCTGATCAGGGCGCGCTTCCGGCAAGCCAGAGCGGAACCTGGAACGTCACCGTCAATCAGCCTTTGCCCGCAGGCACGAACCTACTCGGCAGCGTCTATTCGGTTCCGAAGACGGCCTGCGGAAATACAGTCGCAAGCCAGGCTCTCGCCGCCGTTCCGACGAGCTCGACCGCCGTGTTCGCTTCGACGACTTGCGTGGTGACTGTCGTCCTGAACAATACGACCTCGGGCGCGCTGACGGTGAGCGTCAGCGACGGCCAAGGTTCTCCTGTGAGCGACGTAGTCACCTTCTCGATTCCCGCAAATTCGCAGATGATCCAGCCGCTTTACGGCGTGCAATTCACCAGCGGAGTCAAGTGGTCGGCTTCTGGTTCCGGCGTAACGGGGGCGGTCCTTGGCTACCAGTGAAAGGAAGCGTCGCGGGCTCTTTATTTTTGGCGTTATCGCCATCCTGCTCGCTCCCTGGTGTTTCGGCGACCATGGGGCCCGCGCTCAATCGAATTATTCCGGGCCGCCTTCAGTCACGATTTCGACATCCGGCTCCAATCCCTGCCAGAATCCGAACGCAAACCTTCAAGCGGTCCTGGCCAGCACGTCGGGAACTTCCGCGACGCAGATCATCGCGCTCAGCGCTTCCACAAAGATTTACGTTTGTTCGATCGTGGTCGTCGGCGTCAGTGGAACTTCGCCGACCTTTTCGCTGGTATATGGGACCGGTTCGAACTGCGCGACGGGGCAGGCGACCTTTCTCGGGGCCTGGACGACGTCGGCTAACACCGTTTACCCATTCCCGTTTCCTGTCGGAATCACGCCGGCCGGCCAGGCGCTCTGCTATCTCAACGGAGGGACTTCGCCGGTCCAGCGGATAACGCTGACCTACGTTCAGCTCTGATGGGAGGCCGCCGACCATTGCCTACGGGAGTAAAGAAACTCCGCGGCAACCCTGGAAAACGCCCGCTCAATCCGGACGAGCCTAAGCCGCCCGCGGCTGAGCCGAAAATGCCTGCGGACCTGCCGGCGCTCGCTCAGCAGGAGTGGAAAGACATCGTTCCACTGCTCCTGAAGCTGAACGTGCTCGCCGAGGTCGACGGCAAAGCGCTCGCGGCATATTGCTATTGCTTCGCGCGCTGGATTCAGGCGGAAAAAGAAATCGCCGACCGTGGAATTTTGATCGAGGAACCTATCGTCAGATCGGACCCGGATGTAGGCGACGATGAAATTATCGGCTACAAGGTCAAGAAAAACCCGGCGATTCCCATCGTCAACGAAGCTCTACGAACGATGAAGGCCTATCTCATCGAGTTCGGTCTCACGCCGGCGGCTCGATCGCGCATGCGAATCGAGAAACCAAAGGACGCCGACCCGCTCGACCTTTACCTGCAGCGAAAAATCAGTGCCACGGCTCACGTCAACTAAGCATCATCCGGCCGAGATTTACGCCCAAAAGGCCGCCCGCGGCGAAATTGTCTGCTCGCATTTCGTCCGGCTCGCCGCGCAGCGGCATCTGCGCGACATCGAGAACGGTCACAAGCGCGGCTTGTACTTCGATCCGCGCTCCGGCCAGGACGCAATCGACTTTTTCGGCTTTTTGCGCCATTCGAAGGGCGAATGGGCAAACAACGTCTTCGAACTCGAGCCATGGCAGCTTTTTATCGTTTGGTGCATCTTCGGATGGCGCCGAGACGGCGGGACGCGCCGCTTCCGCTCCGCCTACGTCGAGGTTGCCCGCAAAAACGGCAAGTCAACGCTCTGCGCGGGCATCGGACTCTATCTTTTCTTCGCTGACGGTGAGCCAGGCGCCGAAGTTTATTGCGCTGCGACGAAGAAAGACCAGGCGCGCATCGTCTTCGCCGAGGCTGAACGCATGCGTGCGGCCTCGCCAGGCCTCGCGAAACGCATTACGAAGTTCCGCGACAACATGAACGTGCCCGGCACGGCCTCGAAATTCGAGCCGCTCGGCGCCGATGAAGACACTCTCGACGGCCTAAACATCCATGGGTACATCGTCGACGAGCTCCACGCGCACAAAACACGCGGCCTTTTGGACGTTCTCGACACCGCGACCGGCGCCCGCCGGCAGCCGATGGGCTTCAAAATCACGACGGCCGGCTTTAACCGCGAAACGATTTGCTGGAAAGAGCACGATTACAGCGTCAAGGTGCTCGAAGAGACCGTCGACGACGACACGACGTTCGCTTTTATCGCCTGCCTCGATGAAGGCGACAATTGGGAAGACGAAGACAATTGGCCGAAGGCGAATCCTAACCTCGGCATCTCCGTCAAGCCCGATGACCTCCGCCGGAAGGCTCACAAAGCGAAGCAGGAGCCGACCGCGCTCAATTCCTTCCTTCGTTTGCACCTGAACGTCTGGACGCAGCAGGAAACGCGCTGGATGCCAATCGACAAGTGGAACGAATGCGTCGGCTTCAGCCTCAAGGACCGCGACGCGAAGGTGCTTCTGACCGAACTCGAGAAGCGCCTCGAGGGACGGCTCTGTTTTGGCGCTCTCGACCTCTCTTCAAAGATCGATCTAACCTGCTGGCTCAAGCTTTTCCCGCCGGCCGAGGACGATCCCCGCTGGATCCTGATTCCGAAATTCTTCATGCCCGAAGACAACGTCGAACAGCGGGTCAAAAAAGACCGCGTCCCTTATGACGTTTGGATCCGCGAAGGTTTTATTACCGCGACCGAAGGCAATGTCGTCGACTATGACGAAATCAAGGCGACGATCATCGGCGATCCCTACCTCGGCCTCTCCCACATCGCCGCCTCGCCGGAGCCCGGCCAGGTCGTTACGGTTCCGAACCCTTACATCGCGCGCAAGGGCGACCGCGATCGCTACCGCATCGAGGAAATCGGCTTCGATCCATGGAATGCGACGCAGGTTGCTGTCGACCTGCAAAAGGCCGGAATGAAGATGGTCGAGGTCCGCCAGGGCTTCGCGACGCTTTCCGAGCCGACAAAGCAGCTGATGACGCTCGTTCTCGGCAAAAAGCTCGCGCATCTTGGCAATCCCGTCATGCGCTGGATGGCCTCTAACATCGTCGTCCGCCAAGATCCCGCCGGCAATATCAAGCCCGACAAGGAAAAGAGTCCGGAGAAGATCGACGGCGTAGTCGCGCTGATCATCGCGCAGAGCCGCGCCATTGCCACGCCGCCGAAAGGCCGCTCGGTCTATGAAACCCGCGGAGTCATGACGATATGAGATTCCGCGCCTGGGCGAAAAACGTAATGCGGGCGATGGCCGGCGGAGGCGTTTCGGCCGTGCCTCCGCATGACGATTTCTGGTATAACCGGCCAGGTTATGCGACCGATGCCGGCGTCAACGTTTCGCCGGAAAGCGCGCTTCGCCTGGCGGCCGTCTTCGCCTGCGTGCGCGTCTGCGCCGAGACGATCGCCTCGTTGCCGCTCATCGTCTACAAGCGGCTTCCGAATGGCGGGAAGATTCGCGCAACCAATCATCCGCTCTATAAAGTCCTTCACGACAGACCGAATCCCTGGCAGACGTCCTTCGATTTCGTAGAAATGATGCAGGGACATCTCGAGCTCCGCGGCAACGCCTTCTCCCGAATTATTCCAGGTCCAAAGGGCGCTATCGACCAGCTGATTCCTATTCATCCGGACCGCGTCAATGTCTTCCGTCTCGATAACGGCCGCCTCCGCTATGAGGTGGCGCGGCAATTCGGCGGCGCGATCGACAAGTTCACACAAGAGGAGATTTTTCACGTTCCGGGCTTCTCCCAGGACGGAATCCTCGGGATGAGCACGATCGCCGCGGGAAGGGAAGTCGTCGGCGGCGCGCTGGGCGCGCAGGAATACGCGAATCGGTTCTTCGCCAACGATTCAAGACCGAGCGGAGTCCTCGAGACGGCCGGTACTCTTTCTCAGGAGGCCTCCAAGCGCGTGCGCGACAGCTGGCAGGAAGCGAATAGCGGCATCAATCGCCATCGCGTCGCTGTCCTCGAGGAAGGCCTGCAATACAAGCAGATGGGCCTGACGAATCGCGATTCGCAATTTATCGAGGCCCGTCAGTTTTCGCGAGCCGACATCGCGAGCCTTTTTCGTATCCCGCTTCACAAGATCGGCGACCTCACTAAGGCGACCTTCTCGAACATTGAGCAGCAAGCGATCGAGTTTGTAGTCGATTCGATACGCCCCCGCGTCGTGCGGTGGGAGCGACGGATCAACTGCGATTTGATCGACCCGCTGGACCTTGGCGACGAATACTTCGCGGAATTCCTGATGGATGCGCTCCTCCGCGGCGACCTGAAGAGCCGGTATGACGCCTATTCCGTAGGAAGGCAAAACGGATGGCTGTCGACGAACGACATTCGCGGCTTCGAAAACATGAATCCGGTCGAAGGCGGAGACGACGACTACCTGGTCCCGCTGAATATGCAGCAGAAGAACAAGCCTGCCGCGGCGCCGGCGGACGAAAGAGCCGAGCAGGAAGATTTCAACGCGAAAAACGGGCGAATCCGTGAATTTGCCCTTGCCGCCGCCGAGCGAGTCGTCCGCAAGGAAGTAACGGCTCTGCGCAAGGCCTACGCTCGCTCGAATGGCAACCTCGAGACCTTCCGCGCCGACGTCGCGAAGTTCTACTCCGAATTCGCGAAATTCGTCGAGGAAGCCGCCCATATTTCGCACAACGAAGCCGGTTCTTACGTTTGGAAAAATCTCCAGCTGCTCACGGAAGCCAGCGATCCCTCCGGCGTCCTCGGATGGATCGAAGCGACCGGAGCGGAAAGCCTCGCCAGCACGGCGTTAGGAGTCAAAGAATGAAATACGAGCACATCGTCGCCGAGGTTTTTCGCCGGCCATGGGCCATTCTTCCGGAAAAGCTTAAGGCGATCGTCGGTTTCATCGCGTTCGCAGCCGCTGGCGGAAGACTAAGCAAGGAACAGGTCGAAGCGATTCAGGCCGGGCCGCGCCCGCGCGCGAACACTCCCGGAACGGTCGCTCTGATTCCTGTTTTCGGCGTCATCGCGCATCGCATGAGCGCCTTTTCCGAGATCAGCGGGCCCGGCGGGACCTCGATCCAAAAGCTGACGGAGACGTTTCGGAAAGCGATGGAGGACCCGGGCGTCAAGGCTATCGTTTTCGAGATCGATTCACCTGGCGGAACGGTCGACGGCGTTCCCGAGCTCGCGCAGGAAATCTACGACGGCCGCAGTAAAAAGAAAATCGTCGCGCATGTAAATACCATGGCGGCAAGCGCCGCTTACTGGCTCGCGGCATCGGCCGATGAAATCGTCGTTACACCCTCCGGCGAAGTCGGTTCGATCGGCGTGTTCGCCGCGCATGAAGACTTCTCGAAGGCACTCGAACAAGAGGGAATCAAGGTCTCGCTCGTCAGCGCCGGCAAATATAAGACCGAAAATAATCCTTATGAACCGCTGAGCGAAGAGGGCCGCGCCTCCATCCAGGCCGCCGTCGACGCCTTTTACGGCATGTTCATCAAAGCGGTCGCGAAAGGCCGCGGCTCGACGCCTGCAGTCGTGCGCGAGGGATTCGGACAGGGCCGCATGGTCTTGGCTCAAGACGCGATCACCGCAGGCATGGCTGACAAAATCGCGACTCTCGACGAGACTCTCGCCCGCTTTGGAGTGGGAACGGCTTCCAGCGCCAAACCGATGAGTTCGAAAAGCATGGACATGCTGAGCCGCGAGCTCGCGCTTTACGAATAAATTTCCCGCCGACCCCTGGACGCCGTCGCGATCCGGAGGAAGGCGAAACGCAGTAGCCGCCGGCAAGCCGATCCGTCGATCGGATCCGGAGGACGGGTCACTCACGATAAATTTTCGAAAGGACAGACACATGAACATCAAAGCCTTGCGGCAACGCAAAGCCGAAATGGCAAAGAAAATTCGCGCGCTGCTCGACGCGGCTCACAAAGAAGGCCGCGAATTTAACGAGACAGAGCGGGGCCAGTATGAGGAACAGATGAAGGCCCTCGCTTCGGTCGACGAGCAGATCAAGCGCGAGGAAGCGCTGATGGACATCGAACGCGGCATGCCCGCAGCGGATGATCCGAATACGGCCGCTTCCATCGCCGCCGGCGCTCCGGGCAAGGACGGCGGGTTCAAATCATTCGGCGAATTCCTGGTCTCTGTAGCGACCGCCGGTCGTAGCAGCGGAACGAAGATCGACCCGCGGCTCATCCAAGCGGCTGCTTCGGGCCTCTCCGAAGCGGTTCCGCAGGACGGCGGCTTCCTGGTCCGCAAGGACTTCTCGGAAGAGCTGATCCAGAAGGTCTACGAGTCGGGCCAGATCGTTTCCCGCACGCGGAAGATCCCCATCGGCGGCAATTCGAACGGCGTGAAGATCAACGCCGTCGACGAATCGAGCCGCGTCGACGGGTCGCGGTGGGGCGGCGTTCAGGCCTATTGGGTCAATGAAGCCGACGCCTTCACCGGTTCGAAGCCGAAGTTCCGCCAGATCGAATTGAACGTCCAGAAGCTCATCGGTCTTTGCTATGCGACCGACGAACTGCTCGCGGACGCCTCGGCGCTCGAAGCGGTCGTTATGCAGGCGTTCCCCGAGGAGTTCACCTTCAAGGTCGAAGACGCGATCTTCAACGGGACCGGCGCCGGCCAGCCTTTGGGCTTGCTGAATAGTCCATCGCTGATTACTCAGGCGAAGGACTCCGGCGATTCGACCGCGACGATCTCGACGAACGACGTGCTGAACATGTGGAAGCGCCTCTGGGCGCGCAGCCGGCAGAACGCCGCCTGGTTCATTAACCAGGACGTCGAGTCCGCGCTCTATCCCCTGACCCTCGGCTCCGGGACCGCCGTTCAGCTGCTCTACACGCCGCCCGGAATCAACGGCAATAACAATCAATACGGCCTGCTTTTGGGGCGGCCGGTCATCGCGACTGAGCACAATGCGACGCTCGGGACGCCTGGCGACATCATCCTCGCCGACATGACGCAGTACCTGATGGCCGACAAGGGCGCTCCGCAGTCTGCCTCGTCAATTCACGTTCGCTTCCTGAACGATGAAATGACGTTCCGCTTCACCTATCGCTGCGACGGCCAGCCGGCTTGGAATAAGCCTCTGACGCCGAAGAACGGCTCGAATACGGTTTCGCCGTTCGTCAATCTCGCGACCCGTCCGTAATTGAACCCGCTTCCGGAGGGGGCGAATCGCTCCCTCCGCTTTCGAATTCTCGAGGAGGAAAAGGAAAATGAGAGGCTTTATCGCAGCAGTAGGCGGTCACATTGTGAACATCCTTCCGCCGATCGATATCACCGGCGGAAAGAACGCGCAAGCGTTCTCGCTGAAAAAGCATCATCACGCGAGCATCTTCGTTCAGATCGGCGTGTCGGCCGCGGCCTTCACGAAGATCCTGCTCAATGCTTGCACCGATGCGAGCGGCAGCAACCCGACCGCTCTCCCATTCACCATTTACAAACAGGAAACCGCCGGCGCGAATCAGGACGTCCTGAGCGCGAAGACGGCCGTGACCTCCGCCGGTTACACCCCGTCGGCCAATGACAATATTTTCTATGTCATCGAAATCGACGCGAGCGAACTGCCGGACGGTTCACCTTATCTGCAGCTGCAACTGACGAACGGCTCGAACAGCGTTATCGCCAGCGCGGTTGCGGTCCTTTCCGGGTCGCGGTACGCCGAGGAATCGAGCGCGACCGCAGCGGCTTAGTCACCGAGGCCAGCCCGGCAACGCGAAGGCGGTCAGCACACCCCCTGGCCGCCTTCATTTTGAGAAAGGGGAAGAAAGAGAGGCAAGAAAATGAAGATCCGACTGCTCGAAAACGTGACGCACGCCGGCCTGAACGGTTGCAAGGGCCAGGTGTTGGAGCTGGACGACGCCACGGCGATCGACCTGGAGAAGCACGGACACGCCGAATTTGTCGGCGAAGATGCGGACGAAATGAATACTCGAGTACGCGCGAAAGCCGACGACACAGGCGCGGCGCCCTCGTCTGACGGTGAATCCGGAGACGAAGACACTCGCACGACTCCGAAAAAGAAAAAGAAATAACACCGATGTTCGTTCGCATGAAAATCGGGGCTTACGCGGGAGAGATCAGAGAAGTCGCCTTTCTCGCCGGCAAGCAACTCGTCGACGCTGGACGAGCCATAAAAATCGACCTCAGCTGCCCGTCTGCGGAATCATCGCCTGTGCCTCCGGCGGTCATTCCGCATGCGGCGGCTGTGCGCGACACAGCGGACCCGCCTGCAATAACGGACGCAAAAAAAATGAAGCGAGCGAAGGCGAGAAATGCCCGGGCTTAAGATCGAACTCGCGCCGGCGAACATGCCCGTCACGCTTGGTCAGACTAAAGACCACATGCGCGTAACGTTATCGAACGACGACGACCTGATCACGACCTACATTCAGTCCGCGACCGACATGGTCGAGAAATACATGAGCCGTTCGCTCATCAATAAGGGCTATCTCCAGGCGCTCGATCACTTTCCTCGCTATCATGATGCGGCCGCGCTCGTCGATTCCCGCGCCTCGGTCTTCTCTTCCGCTCATTCTTCTCGCGCTCATCGCAATTTTCAAAAGATCAAATTGCTGCGGTCGCCGCTCATTCGGACCGTCAAAATCGACTACATCGATCCCGATGGCGCGCTGCAGACTCTTTACCCGACGCGGCAATTCGAATCCTGGGAGCCCGGAACGGAATATGTCGTGGGCGAAGAGGTTCTCGACCCGAACGGCAACGTCCAGCAGGTCGCCGAGACGCAGAACACAAACGAAGACGGCTCGGCGTCGAGCGGTCTTTCTAACCCCGATTGGGCAGACAACGAAAACGAGTTTACTTCCGACGGGCAACTCTCCTGGCAGAACAAGGGAGAGCCGCCGGAAGCCGATTTCGTCGAAGACCTGAACGGAGAGCCGCCGACGATTTATCCGATGCCCGGCGAGTCCTGGCCGGCGACCCTCGAGACGCCGAACGCGGTCCGGATCCATTTCATCGCTGGCTATGGCGAGACGCCTGACGCCATTCCGGCGAAATTCAAGACCGCCGTCATGATTCAGACCTCCGGCCTCTACGAATTTCGCGAGCCCGTCTCGGCGCTCGATCTAAAAGAACTTCCCTGGCACCTGCGGCAGGCCCTTCGGTCTGACAAGGTCGACGACTTCGCTCCAACGCCGGGATAGGGTCCTAAACTTTTTCGCTTAAGGAGATTAAACGATGCCACAGATCACCACCGGAAATTTGACGACGATTCTGGACAAGCTCGCGCGGTTTGCGAGCGAGTCGGTCGGAGACCCGGAATTCAGCGGAGCCTTTAACGCCGGAATGACAACGGCCTCCGGTCACGTCCTCTCAGGCGCTGGCGGTATCGCGACCTTCCTGCTCACGCTGAACGAGGAAGACGTCGAAGCCGACCTTTTGCCCGCGGCGCGCGATCTGGACGAACAGCATCCGGTTCCGCCGGATGGCTTCCTGATTGCCGTTCCCGGCATCGCAGCCATGCTGAAGGCGCTCGATACCCATTTCAAGCGCTACGGCTTCAAAGGCCTGGACGACTATCTGACCTCGCTCAACGGGGCGACCGGCATGACGCCCACGCTACGCGCTCACGGTCACTTCAAAAAGTACCTGAAGACACTGAAGGCGGTTAACGCCTTCATCCCGACCGACATCGTCCTCGCGACGTTCTCGGAGACCGGCGCCGCGGCCGGCACCTATGCGCACCTGGCCGCGATCGATAAGACGGTTTATGCCGGCGCGAAGCTGGTTCTGAAGAACGTGACGGCTCTGACGTCGAGTCCGGTCGTGACCGTGACCGGAAAGAAGATCGACGGGACGACGTCATCTCTGACCGCGACGATATCGACGCACACGATCAACGCCGAAACTGACCTTTCCGACACGACGAAGGTCTTTGTCGATGTGACGAACATTTCGATCGCGTCGGGCGGGACGAACGCCGAAGAGTTCGAAGTTGTTGCCAAGGCTGACCGGTCGGTCACCTCGGCTTAACTCCAATAGAAAGGGAGAAAGGCGCTCCGTTATCCCCGGCGCGCCTTTCGCTTTTTGCAGACCTACATTGAAGCCGGCAAACTTCGGCACCGAATCAAGATTGTCGACCCGACTGTCGTCGATACCGGAGCGCAGGATTCCTTCGGGCAAATCATTCCCGGAGCGAATCCTCCGACCGTGGCAGACAACCTTCCGGCCTCCATCGAGTTCGTTTCTGCAAAGCAGATTTACGCCGCGCAGACCTTCACGTCGCAGGTAACGCACCGAATCACGATTCGATGGATGGCGGGAATAAAACCGGAGCAAGAGGTTCAGTTCACGGATCCGGAAGGCAAAGACCGGCATGTGCAAATCGTTTCAATCGATAACCCGGATCAGCAATCGCGAATGCTCATCCTGAACTGTCTCGAGCGCGACCAGTCGGTTCGCGTGGATGTCATAGAGGGTCACTGATGGCGCGAGTCGTTGAAGTCAAAATCGAAGGCGCAAACGAGCTTTTCGAGCAGCTCGAAGCGCGTCCGGCAAAGATCGCGAAGGCCATCATCCGCAACTGCCTGCGGAAAGCCGGCGGCATCTGGCGCGGCGAAATGAAAGCGCGGGTCGCGCGAGGCTGGCACGTATTTCAGTCCTCGGCGAAAGGCCGCTCGCGCGAGTGGGGATTCCTCGCCGGACATATCGGCATGAAGGTCTCGGTCCGCGGCGATGAGCTCGAGGGCACCTGCTCAGTCGGGCCCGTAAAGAAAGGCTTTTGGGCGCTCTTCCTCGAATTCGGGACGGCGAACATGGCGGCGCAGCCATTTATCCGGCCAGCGTTCGAAGCTCGGAAGCAGGAAGTGCTCGATAAGTTCATCTCGAGCGCTAAGGAAGAACTTCAGAAGGAATGGCCGGCGGCTAGATAAAGATGCTCCAGGAGGGACTCGTATCGCGGTTCGCGGCCGACCCGGGCATCACGGCGCTCATCGGAACGCCACAGTCGAGGCCGGACGGCTCGAATGGCGTTTTTCCAGTGACAATGCCGCAAGGCGCGCCGCTCCCTTGCATCGTCTACATGAAGGTCGCCGGCCATGAAATCGACAGCATGGACGGCCGCGGCGAATTGCGCGTTTCGAGAGTCCAGATTGCGGGCTATGGAACGCAGTACGGCGACGCTGCCAAAACGGCCGAAGCCGCAAAGGATGCGATCGTCGGATTCAAAGGGCTGCTGGACGATGGGACGCAAATCGATGCCGTTTTCCTCGTCCTCGAGAGCGACGCTTTCGAATCCGTTCCGAAGATTTATCAGGAGCCGTTCGACGTTGAAATCTGGTATCGGAATGCGAATTCGTAAACGAGTTTCGTCCGCCGCGCGCGGGCGAGAGGCCTTTCGGCCAAAATTTAGAAGGAGACAACAATGAGCGAAGCTTTTTCAGGCCAGTTTCTCAAGCTCCAGCGCGGCGATGGCGGCTCGCCGGAGGTTTTCACGACAATCAGTGAAATGCAGAAGGTCCAGGGCAGCGGCTCCAAGGCTGACATCGTCGACGTAACCAATATGGACAGTCCGACGGCGTTTCGCGAAAAGATGCCGACGCTGATCGATTCCGGAGAAATATCGTTCGACGGAAACTTCGTCGCCGACAGCGACTCGCAGCAATCCGTCCGCGACGACTTCAAGAGCCGTCGGAGGGGGAACTGGAAGATTCTTCTCCCGGACGGCGACACGCCAGGAACGCCGCGCGGGCATTGGGATTTTGAGGCCTATGTGTCGGCCTGCGATTTCGACGCGCAACATGACAAGCAGGTCACGTTCTCGGGCAAACTGACGATCACGGGCGAAAACGCCTACACCGCCGGGTCCTAAAAGAAACTGAGGGGCCTCGCGGCCCCTCTCGAAAACGGAGGCAAGCCAAGTGGCTCCTACAGCTCTAAAAAAGCGCACTGCGAAGACATACCCCCTGGTGCTCGACCTCGAGGACGGCGACGCGAAGTTCACGCGAAGCTTCCTGCTGCTCCTCGATTTCAACGCGCTTGCCGCAGCAGAAGAAAAGGCCGGGACGCGGATGATCGGAATCGCGTTTTGGACGAGGATGTCGGCGAGGATGCTGACGGCGCTGCTCTGGGCTGCGGCTCTCAGGTATCAGCCGGAATATGCGACGGTCGACAAAGACGGAAATCCGACCGATGACGGCTTCGAGGTCATCGGGTCGTATATCGACCCGGGCAATGAGTCGGCAGTCGCCGAGGCGCTCTGGGAGGCATACCTAGTCAATATGCCGCAGGACCGGCAAACGCTTTTGCGTAAACTGCGCGCCGGCGAGGAGAAACCTGACCCAAACGGGCAGGAGCCGGCGGAGCCGCCGGCGTCGAACCAACCTGGCTCGACCTCTGGTCCGTCGCCAGATACGACCTCGGTCTCAGCGATAGCGAGTTCGGCGAGCTGACTTGGGCTGAATATGAGGCTCTCCTCGAGCGGCGCACGGAAGAACGCAACCGCGCGCAACTGAATGCGGGGATCGTCGCTTCGGCAATCGGAAACGCCTTCCGCGGCAAAGATCAGCCGGCATTCGATGCGACCGACTTTGTCCCTGACTATCGCAGAAAACTTCAGGCAGAACGGGACAAGGAAAGACTTAATTCGCAAATCGAGGAAGTCTCGCGTGCTCTCGGCTGCGGGCCGGGAAGGGTTAATTAGACGCCGCGGTGAATGCTTGATCGCTGCAGGAGTTCGGTATCACGGACGAACGGGAGCGCAATGAATCCTCCAGGGCGTCGAAGCAGCTGGCCTCCTGGGCCTTCATCCGAAGGACCTTCTCGTCCTTCGACATTGCCTCATCCACCTTCATATTTTTGATGAGCTCGTTCGATTCGCGAATCGAAATTACATAATTCGTCTCGATAAAATCGCGCGACGAATTGTGAAGCAACAGCGCGGTGTAGATTCGATTGAGAGCCGCAGTGACGTTTTTCTCACTTTTGGTCGTCGCTTCGGCGTCCGCAGTATTGATTGCTTCGATGGTATGCCTATTCGCCAAGGCTTCGCCGTTTTCATATTTCGGCAAAGAACGATCCGCCCGGATGGTTTTCGCCGCCAACAGCGCGGCTTTCGCGTATGAATCGCCTAGTTTTTCGTTGTCTTTCTTGTGCTGAGGAACGGTCGCTAGGACGAGCGCACCAATGATAAGGGCCTTCATGGTCGTCACCTTCCCGCCTGATTCTAAGGAACATTACGCTACTTCGAGATTGTCTCTGGAGTCAATAGAATGAACGTTTTGGGAAGCCTGTTCGTTCAGCTAAAGGCAAATACCGCCGACTTCGTCGACGGGATGTCCCGAGCATCCTACTCCGCGAAGCGGACCTCGCGCGACATCGAGGATTCATTTAGCCGACTTGGTTCGCTTGCCGGATCCTTGCTCGCGCCATTCGGCGAGACCGGGCAGCTCCTCGGCGAAAGCTTGTCGCGCGTCGGAGAGTGGGGAGCCAAAGCCGCCGAGGGAATCGGAAAAATGTCTGGAGGGCTCAGTTTCCTGACCATCGGCGCCGGCACTGGCGCGGCGGCGATCGCGGCCCTCGACGCTGCGTCTATCGGCCTTGCCATTCATGCCACAGAAGGGGCGGCGAAGCTGTTTATCCTTTCCCAAACGACTGGCGTCTCCGTTGAGGCGCTGTCGGGCCTTTCTTTTGCCGCGAAAATGACCGGCGTCGACCAGGAGACGCTCGCGAAAGGTCTGGAAAAACTTGATAAGTCGATGCTGAAGAATGCCACGTCGGCGCCTGGGACAGTCGACGCCTTCACCCGGCTTGGCGTGGCGGTGCGCGGAACTGACGGTCAGATTCGGTCGACAGAGGACGTATTCGCGGATCTGGCTGAGAAGTTTTCACAAATGCAGAACGGCGCAGTAAAGACCGGACTCGCGATTGAGATTTTCGGCCGCGGCGGTGCCGCGATGGTTCCGCTCCTGAATGAAGGGAAGCAGGGGATCGAAGAGTTTCTCGACACCGCACGAGCCTTAGGCTTAATCCTCGATACAGACACTGCCGCCGCCGCCGAGCATTTCCGCGACAATCTCGAAACGATCGAGGAAGCCGGCCATGGAATTTCTCTAAGATTCATGAAAGACCTCCTGCCAGCGCTGGAGACAGTCACGCACGAGCTCGTCGAAGGCCTGAAGGATTCACACTCCGCAATCAACGCTTTCGTCGACGATATGGCGTGGATGGCAAAAGCCTCGATCGCCGTCGCTGGAACTGTCACTACAGCCTTCCGCTCGATCAAAGCTGCCGGCGCCGGTGTAGTGGCAGACTTAAAAGCAGATAAAGAGTTTTTTGCAACGCTCTCCGCATTCGGGTTAGGCGAAGCCAGTTGGGACGACGTTAAGAAGGCCTACCACAACGTCGTCGAGACAGAGAAAAAAGACTCGAAGGACTTCAGCGAGTACAACAAAAAACTCTGGAAGGACAACGCGGACTTCATCGAAAACATGATGGGGCCTCGAGCGCCATGGACGCTTAGTCATCGCGGCGACCGTGGAAACATGGGCGACGTCGATACCAAGCCGGCGAGGCAGGACACTGTCCTGGAACGCATTAGAGAGCGAATCAACGCGCTTGCTCTAGAGCGCGAGGGATGGCTGAAAATTGGGCAGGCCGGCAGCCAAGCCGCGCAGCTCATCGCCGAGGCGTCAAAAAAAGGCGACGAAGAATTCGGAAAATTGAGGGCGGAAGCCGCCAAGAGCAAGACTCCAGAAGCACTCAAACTCGTCGACGCAAATGAGGGCGCGATTAAGGCTGCCGGCGCGGCCGCGACGTTCGGCGGCGCAATCAAAGGAATAATCGGCGATTTAGACAAACAGGGCCGAAAGTTCGACGAGGAGGCGGCAGCCTCTGACAAGCTCGCCCAGGCTTATAGAAACGGAGGCGTAGCTTCGGCGGTGCTCGACGGCATGCTCGCCGAGCAATCTGCCAAAGTCTTAGTGCTGAAACAGGCCCATGACCAATTGGCTGAGCAATTAGGTGAAGAGAGCCCGCAGGTCAAGCAACTAGCGGACGGGTTGGCTCTCGCAAACGAGGAACTAGAAGAGAACAAAAAAAAGCTGAGCGCAGCATTGAGTTCCAAACTGTCTACCGAACTCGATAAAGAAACAGCTTCTTATGCGGCTCTGCGACCATTCGTAGCAGCTATAGCTGACGCGCACCTCCAGAGCGCTGCGGCGGTTCGCGCCGAAACTGTAGCAATGCAACTGCAGGCGTTCATACGAGACGGGAACGATAAAGGCGTCGCGTTGTCTAGCGAATTGATCGAGCGGCAGCGGCAGCTTCTTCAGGCTAAATCCGACGATGCTTATCGCGACGCGACGATCGAGGAAGCCTCGCGTTACGACCTAATCACAAGTTACGCGAAGGAAATCGAGAGAATCGGAGACCTGCGGGCGGTTCTTCTGGAAAACCATCAGTCGACGATGCTTCTCGATGCGGAGGAGTATGACTTCCAGGCTCGAATGATTCAGCAATGGGACCAGGCCGCAATGAAGGTCGGGAGCCTCGGCGACAAATTCCGGGCCACGATGAACGAAGTCGCGCTGCAGGGCCGCAATTTCAGCGGCAAGGTTTTCGAAGCTTTCGGCAAGGCGATCGACGATGTCTCGACGCAGCTCGCGAAACTGGTGGTGACCGGAAAGGCCAATTTCAGGGAACTCTTCCAAGGCCTCGAGGAGTCGATTGTAAAAGCTGGCTTCCAAACCATGATCGGAAAGGCCGCCGGCTTCATCAATAACAAGTTCTTCGGCGGGGCGATTCCAGGCCTGGGCCAAAAAGCCGACGGTTCCCAGGCCTCACCCTTCTATGTGGTTCCCGTCGACGCGTCCGGAAACATCTTCGGGAGTATGGGCGGAGGCGGACTCTGGGGCGGGTCGGCCACGAAGGATAATGGCGGGATCTGGGACGAAAGCATCCCTGGGCTCGGCGGAAGCGACCAGGACGGCGGCGGCGGCGGAATGTTCGGCGGACTTTTCGGGAAGATCGGAAGCATCTTTTCCTCCGCGTTTAGCGGCATTTTCAGTTTCTTCGGGAAAATCGCCTCCGGAATCGGCGGCGCCTTCAGCTCGATCTTTAGTTTCTTCGGAGGCTTCCTCGCAAACGGCGGCGATGTAACTCCTGGCCGGGCTTACATCGTAGGGGAAAAGCATCCGGAGTTTTTTGTCCCACGCCAGGCCGGCCAGGTTGCGCCGGCGCTGCAAATGGGCAGCTCGCAACAGTATTCCTATCAGTTTCACTTCCATGGCGTTCAGGACTTCGACAGTTTCAAAAAGTCCAAAGGCCAAATGATGGCCGATTTCCAGCGTCAACTTTCGCTCGCACATGGAAGGAATCGATGAGTTTTTTTGAAGTTCAATTTCCGACTTTTATTTCGTTCCGGGCGGTGGGCGGTCCCTCATTCAGCACGACGATCAATCAGGGACTTTCCGGCGGCGAACAGCGAAACCGGAACTGGGCAAAGGCTCGCCGCAAGTTTCAATGCGATCTGCGCACGCCGCAGAAATATTCCGGCAATCGCCAGCAGTTCATCGATGATCTCCTAGCCTTTTTTTTGAATGTCGGCGGCATGGCGGACGGCTTCCGATTCAGAGATCATCGCGCGTATAAAGCAGTCGGGCAGCCTCTAGTGGCCGTGGCCGGCGGCGTTCAGTGTGCCGTCACCCGGACCGTAGCCGGCCGCTCCTATGTCGACCTGATTTCCAAGCCAGTCACAGAAGATGTCGTCGACTATACCGGCGTAAATCTCGTTAACACCTGCTTTTTGCATAACACGACGACGCCGTTTGACGTCGACCATACGACGGGCCTTGTGACCGGCCGGAGCGCGGGGGATTTAGTCGATTTCGAGTACGACATCCCGGTCCGCCTGGAGGCCGACGATTTTCAATTGACACTCGAAGAATCGCCCGCCGACGAGCCGCTCGGGTCATGGAATTCCATAGGACTGATCGAGGTCCTCGCTCCGAATTTCTGACCGATGAAAACCGCCTCCGTCGCAATGCAGGCGCACCTCGCCGGCAACCCGACGACGCTCGCCTATATCTTGAGCGTTAAGCGCCGCGACGGGATGATCCTCGGCTTTACGACGCATGACGAGGACCTCACCTATGACGCGGGCGATGGAGACGGCGCGATCACCTATACAGCTCGAAGCGGTTCTAGCAACACCGCGATGTCATCGAAGAGCGACCTCTCCGTCGACAACCTCGAGGTTACGTGCCTGCTCGATTCAGATGCGATAACCGAGGAAGATCTCCGCGCGCATCTCTTCGACGACGCGACCATAACGATCCGCCTTGTCAATTGGGCCGATCTGACGATGGGACATATCACCTTGCGGAAGGGATCATTTGGTGCCGTCAAGGTGGCCGGGGGCGTCGGCAACATCGAGCTTCGCGGCCTCACGCAAAAACTGACGACGAAGCTCGGTTCGACTTACGGTCCGATCTGCCGCGCCGAGCTCGGCAGCGGCACGACGCAGTCTAAAATCGTCGCACGTCCGACGGTTCTGCTGAACGGTTGGGGTGCCAATGGACACGTCGGGCAGTACGAAAACGGCATAGATGAAAATCACGCCTACTTCGGCCTCGATGGCGGGACGACACTACCGTATGACAACGCCGCTAATGCTGTAGACAGCGATCCCACGACCTACGCTTCTTCGGTCGTTCAGCATACGCACAGGTATGCCGGATGCGTCTGGTCCTTCGCTGCGATTGCCGGCAGCTCGAATCCAAGGACGCTCAACGTCCTATCCGGCGTCGGGACGTTTTTCGGAGCTATCGCCAACACCCGCAGCGCTTCGATCTGGTACACGCTCAATGGCGGCGCGAGCTGGCAGATGCTTTACGATTCCGCGGCGCGAAACCCGCAAGTCGATTCGATCCCGCTGCCGGCCGGTCAAGACCTCTCGCTCGTGCAGGTGCTGGCTTTCAACGATTCGCACGACGACATGGCGCACTACGTCGGCGACATTTTCGTCAGCGAGCCGGCGATCGTCACGGCCGGCGCTCGAGTGGACTCGAAGTCCAAATGGCTCTGTAACGTCGACCTCTCGACTTATCGTCAGGAAGTCGCGCTGAGCGTAGTCGTGGACGAGTTCACCATCACCATCAATTTCCCGAGTCCGCGGCTTCTTATGGTAGGAACGGGCACGCCGACGACCGGTGCGCCCGACGGCTGGTTTGATGGCGGCGTTCTGACATTCACGTCGGGAGTGCTGGCCGGGCAGTCCTTCGAGGTTAAACGCTTCCTCGGCGGCCTCGACCAGACAATCAAGTTTTACCTTCCGCTCGAGATCCTTCCTTCGCCTGGCGATACGTTCAGCATCGATCCAGGATGCAATCACACCATTTTCGACTGTCAAAACAAGTTCACTAACATCGTAAATTTTCGCGGTGAGCCGTTTATGCCTGGCGAGGACAAGATCCTCGACTATCCCGATGCCAACTAGAGCGCAAGTCTTGGAAGCAGCGCGCGCCTACATCGGCACACCATACCGACTCATGGGACGAACGAAGGGACGCACGACGTCTGGCGTCGATTGCGTCGGAGTGTTTCTCGGCCCCTGCGAGGCCTTCGGCCTGGTCGACACGGAAGGAATTCCGATCACGCTCCGCGACTATGCGACATATACGCGCGATGTCAACGCCCTGGCGGAGCTACGGACAAGACTGCTCGAGAAGAAGTTCTCCGAACTCCGGCCCGCGGATGTGATCGTTTTCAATTTTCCGATTGCTGGACTACCTGGGGCAGCTCGAGGCGACGCGCGACAAAGTCCGTGTCATGTCGCCATTGCCGGCGACCTGTTCGGGTTCACCTCAGTAATCCAGGCCTATCAAGGCCTCGAGCGTGTCACCGAGCATATGCTCGACGCAAAGTGGCGGAGGCGGATCGCGGGAGTGTTCTCGATTCCTGGCGTCGTGGACTGATGGCAAAACTCGCGATCGGCATTGCGATAGCGGCCTTCGAGATCGGGACGACGATCTATCGTCTCCTGAATCAGCCGCACCTAAAGCAGCAACCGCTGCAGGATCAATTCAGCGAATCGATTGAGGGGAATCCGATCGCGTTCGGGTATGGGATCGACCGCGTCGCCGGCGGGTTCATTTGGGAACCGGGAATTAAGTCTGTCGCCAAAACGAGCGGCGGCGGATGCTTCGGCGGACCGAAGGTCACGACCTATACGTACTTTGGAAACTTCGCTGTAGCATTCTGCGAAGGGCCTGCGCGGATCCGGCGGGTCTGGTTTGACAGCAAAATCGTTTACGATCCGGAACCCGGGTCCTCGGCGAGTTATCGTCCGGAGGATTACCCGCTCTGGTCTGCGACAGAAACGTACAACCCCGGAAACGTCGTCGCATGGTCCGATCTCGTCTGGCAATCGATTTCCTTAAGCACCGGCGTCGAGCCGGGAAGCGGGCTCTCGTGGACAACATTCTGGGAACAGTTAAGCGACTATCCGGCTTGGAATAATTTCGTAAACTACGGCGCCGGCGACGTCGTTACTTATGGCGGACAGCTGTACGTCGCCGTTCAGGGCAACTCCGGCGTCACGCCCTCCAGGAATGGCGACGACTGGAAGAGCCTCGCATCATATTATCCGGCGCCGACGATATACAAAGGCGACGAGACGCAGCTTCCGGATCCGGTCATACAATCCACCGAAGGAGCCGCCAAAACGCCGGCTTTCCGAGGTATGTGTTATGCGGTATGGGAAAACTTTCCTCTTGCAAACTTCGGAAATCGAGTCCCGAACGTCCGCGCCGAGATCATTTTCGACGATGCGAACGGGCCGGCCGTTCTCGACCAGGGATTCGTCGA